GGAGGAGGAAATTTATTTCTTACTGACTCGGATTCGTCATGCCCTACAAGTGGTGGAGGTTTCAAAGCACAGCAACATACTAGTCTAGTAACGGGTCACGGTGATGGTGACAGCACTAATGTATTTACAGACAAACCACACCCGCTAAAGGGTATGCTTCATGGAGGAGTATATACTAGTAGTGCTTTTAATGAAAGAATGTGCGACCCCACCATTTTAACAGAAGTTTTTACTGGGCCAACTAATGCAACAGGTAGCGGGACTACTGTTCATGCAGACCACTATAGCAATTTAGTATTGCCCTTTACTTTTGGAAGTGCGAGTTTAAGTACAGATAAAACTGCACATTCAAGTTTATACTTCAAGGCTTTAGACTCACTGCCATACTCTAGTGAAGGCAGTGCCACTAGTGATGCCTTTTTACAATACGGTATTTTTGGAGTAGTCTTAGATAGATTCAATATTGATGATGGAGTTACCGAACCTATGACTTCTTCGGGTACAGTATTTCCTCCTAATGACAATACTCATCTAAGAAGTTATACTGGGGGGACACTATTGAACATGGGTCTTACTCTTAGACCTAATGTTTTTAATCACATATACGGAGGTGACAATAATGGTTCTTCTTCTACAACTTCTAGTACGGCTACAGATGCCGAAGGAATATACATGGGATTCAAGTTAAGAGTTAAGTTACCTGCGGCTACTGCCACCTTAGATGGGCCTTCGGGAACTAGTAATTATCAATACATTCTAAACTCCGCTACATATCCATATTTGGATTATGTTAAAGACTTAACAGGTTGCTACTTGGTTTCGGAAAAAGGAACAGAACATGGAGAGGTGGGGGCTACTGCGGCTGAATCTATTGCTGTTACTACAACAATTTCTTTGGACTCACAGCCAAACTCAATAAATAATATGATTCCTACAAATATTGCTTATGTTGTTTCGCATGAAATAGATACTGGAAGCACTACTAAAAGACATGTTATTTTAACAGACCAATCTCTTCCTGCCGGATATTATAGAGTCATTCAACCCAATCATCCTTGTACCCATAGTTTTACTCCGAACAAAATAAAGTTGAATACACTCTCTTCGGAATATACTAAACTGCCTTACGAGGATAAAACATATTCTACAACTCAATCATATCTAATAAAGTCGGGAAATAATTCTTCTAGATATATTGTTTTTGTTGCAACTCAAACTACATTGGGAGATACAGAAAATATAGGACATAACGAAGGCGTTCTATCCATGTATGCTCTTGTAGATTTAGACGGTTCAATAGGAGTTACGGATGGGTCGGCAACGAAACAATGGGTTGTGGGTCGTGACCCCGATGTTACAGTTTTTCAATTCTACGATAGTTCTACAGGAGAAGTAGAAATTGGTAAGGCTCTATGTATTAGTGATGGAGAAACTACATTTAAGACTTCAATAGATTTAGAAACAAATGGTACAAACAAAGGCACAGACCTTACTTTTGGGAAACATAAAGAAACAAAGGGAGTTATTTCAATATCCGAGATACTCACTATAACAACCAATAACAACATAAAAGGAAGACCTAAGAGGGCAATGATTGGTTCTGTAGTTTCTATTTGTAATGAGGCAGAAGACCTTATCAATGATTTACTTGAAGAAAACGATATTGAGTTCACTACTTCTTATGAAGAAAACTACCCATTGTTCTTAGCACCGAACTACCAAGGTATTGATTTGTTTAGTGCAATTAATTATTTGGTGGAAAGAAAGAATAAGAAAATAATATATGACAATGATAAGTTTTCATTAACGGATAAAGACACTACTAATTCCGATTCTAAACTATTTATTAGTGACAGAAACAATAAATTAGAAATTAAAGACTTTTCTAAATCCAAAGTATTGTTTGACTTCTACAATGAAGTAATTGTCTATGGTTCGGGTTTTAAGGCTAAGAGGCAAAACCAAAAAAGCATAAAGAAGAGAGGAAGAAAGACATTAGAAGTTGATGATGATACTTTGTTTACTCAACCCGATGTTGATAGAAGGGCTAGTGAATTACTTAGGTTGCACTCTACTCTCAATGAAAAAATAACCGTCGAACTGGGCCATCTAAACATATCTCAAGTTAAATCGGGCGACCTTGTTACTCTAGAACTTATTCAAGAGAATGTACAATTGAATGAATACATTATTCTTCAAATGGAACACACTATGGATGGTTTCATAAAAATGGAATTGGGTAGGTTCAGTAAGGGTCTTACTGATAGATTTGCTGAAATCCAACTACAGAATAAAAAGACAGTAGCGGCTCTTAGACCCAAGGTTTTCAAGGATTCGGACACTAGTGTTTCTTTCTTTGAAAGCATAAAAGTAAAGGAAGTAAAACTTTTAATTCGTAACAGGGTCGGTGGAAGTGGGGGAAGTTCTTTTAACATTGGGTTCTCACAGCGAATTGGGTTTGGTGCAGTCATTGGTTTCGGTTCTATTGGTTCTACTAGCATAACTACAATTTTGGAGACTGAATTATGATAACAGACGACTTGAGAACTAGTTTGGCAACTCATCTAGCGGCTGTTTATCTAAAGGCTAGAATAGGTGTTGGTGGTAATTCAACAAACCCTTTAACTACTGATTTAGATGTACCTATTGTTGATGTTTCAGCATCGGCATCTCAAAGCGATAACAATGTAATAGAGTTTAAGTTTACAGTAACAGGGGCTTCTATTGCCGGATATACTATTAGAGAGATTGGTATATTCAATAAGCAATACACCAATGGCGCAGGAACTTCAATTGCTGAATATACCCAACTATTAACTCGCATTCCCTTTGAAGGAATAGGGCCGTTTGCATCCGGTGAAGATGTAGATTTTTATGTTACTATAGAGGTGGAATGATATGACGAACAGTTTGAACAATGGAAACTATAGCCGATTAAGTGTAGACCCAACTTTGGGTGGAATGGTAGATGAAGTAGACTTTCCCCATAGTGGTCTATTCAAAGCATTAGCAGTTGGGGTTCAAGGAAACTATGCTATTCTAAATGCGGCTACTAATTCTACTACAGAAAACTTTAGCATTGTTCAAACAGATTCAAGCGGAAATACTCAATTCGTTGTTGGTTCGGGTAAGGTTATGCGTGACGGTAAAGCAATACTTGTTCCTTCTAATGATGCCACTACTACCTTCACATCGGGAACTCCAAGTACCTTTGATGCGCCTTCTTCTACAGGCAATGGCTATTTTCTCCTAGTTGTAGCGGCCAATAATACTCTTGCTATTAGAGACAATGGAAACAAAGAGACTCTAAATACCGTTCCTCAATTGACTGCCGGAGATATACCCATTGCTATGATTCGATTGTCAAACGGTGAGAACAGCGCACAACGATTAATACAGTATTTTACAACGGCTAAAAAAGAAAACAGTGTAAGCATAGGCTATGAAAACTCAAATGCTTATACCGAAGTTGGCACTTTAACTGGTGACGCTAATGGTATTACTATGACTGGACTACATAAACTAGATACTCTACCAACTGCCACTGCTCATGGGGCTAATAGCAAAGTTATTATTCAAGACGGTGATAATGCCGAAACCATTAGAACTATTACTGCTCAATCTATTGCTGACTTAGCACCTCAAGGAGATATTACTGGTGTTGATTTAAGTGAGGGGACAGGCATTGATATTGCTTCGGAAACTAATACTGCAAGTGGGAATTATTCAGCAACTATTAATTTAGATTTAACAGAAATTACAGTAAGTGATGGTTTGACTGCGGCAGGTGCAACGACACTTAATTTGGACTTAGAAGAAATTATTGCTACAGATGCCGCTAATAGAGTTTTAACTTCGGACGGTGACGGAACATTAACTGCTCAAGAAGAACTATTAGTAGTTGAGGGTTTGGTTTCAATAGAAAAGGCATTGGCTTTAGGTGCTTCGGGAGTAACGCAATATGATGGAACTACTTCTTTGCTTGTAGTAGATGCTTCTAGTAATAGTAGCACAATTACTTTGCCTTCGGCGGCATCTATTGAAAGTAGAGTTATTATAATTAAAAATGTAGATACTTCTAATTTAACAGTAACTACCCAATCCTCGGATAAATTTGAGGATAACCGTGTTGGTGAGGATTATAGACAAACTGATGTAAACAACTTAAAATTAAGACCTCTAGAATCTGTAATGCTATATGCAATAAGTGATTCTTTTTCAGTGGATGGAAGTTCCTTGACTAATGGATATTTAATTATTGATAGAGAATATGAACACCCCAACCATACTGGGGAAGTTACTTCTACTGCTGATGGTGGTACTGTTATTGCTTCTAATGTTGTTGATGAAGACAACCTTAAAGTTTCTAATTCGCCAACAAACGGATATTTTCTACAAGCCCAAAGTGGTGCGGCAGGTGGTCTAACTTGGGCGGCTGTTTCTTCAAGTAGTGGCGATATTGAAGGTATTACGACTGCTTCTAATAGCGGTTTGGCGGGTGGTGCTACAACTGGAACACCGAGTCTAAGTTTAGACATAAACAATTTAACTGCTGAAGCAATAGCAAGTGGAGATACAATAGCATTTAATGATAGTGGGGATAATGGCATACATAAAGAGTCAATTGATGACATAGCGACTTTGTTTGCCGGTGATGGCCTTACTGCTTCAAGTGCAGTAATAGCAGTAAATGTAGATGATTCTACTATTGAAACAAATAGCGATACTATACGGGTTAAAAATGATGGAATTAATACCCAACACATTGCCGATGATGCAGTTGATGGTGATAAATTAGCAGATAATATTGTTATTGCGGGAACATTAGAAGTAAATGATGATGTAGTAGTAGCCCCAACTAAAACCTTTTTCTCTACAAGATTACCAAATATTACAGTAAGTTCGGGTGCTTTAAACGAGAATGCACATGCAGGTAGATACCTTATATGTGGAGGTAATGTAACATTACCTGCTAGTCCGGCGGCAGGAGTCCATTTTACTATACTAAATACAACAGGCGGAAACATTACTGTTACTGCCACAAGTAGTTCAACTATTAACGGTGGTAGTGCTAATACAGTAATCACAGTAGCAACTTACAATGCTGTAACTTGCATCGGCATAGGTTCTAATAATTGGATTGCATTAGGAGTTTGATTTTAATGTATAATGCTATTGCAGGTTCTTGTGCTGAACAAGAGGCTAATGCTACAACACCCGCTTATACTTTAAATGGTATTTCATTTTCCGATTATGGGGCGGCGACTGGTCTGAACATTACTGAATTAGTAAATGGGCCGGATGAACTACTTTTAGCAGATTATCCGTCATCATCTATTAAGTCATACAATTTTGATGATAGTGCAGTTCCTAGTTTTTCATCAGCAGATGATACACTTAGTATAGGCAACAATACTAGTAGAGCATTAGTGTTTGGCGATAGCGGAAACTATATCTATATTGGTGGAGTAAATGCTTCTACTAATATCGTGCGTTATGCTCTTTCAACGGCGTATGACATTGGAACTACTACTGGTTCAACTCAAACTGTAAATTCTTCTTTGTATAGTTCGGGGGCGCAGGGTTTAGCATTTAATGACACAGGAACTAAATTATTCGTAGCAGATGGTAGTTCAGTAATTACGCTTACTCTAAACACCGCATGGGATTTAAGTGCCGGTAGTAAAACAACTAATAATTTAAGTGGAACGACAGATGATGATGGAGACAATATGATTAATTATACTGGTATTCGATTCAATCCTACTGGGACTAAAATGTTCATCTCTTACAGAAACTCGGCAGGTAATCCTGCTTCGGGAAGTGCAAACCATCCTAAATTAGCCGAGTTTGACCTTAGCACTGGTTTTGATGTATCAACCGCTTCATTTGCTCGTTCAATGAGTGTTAATAATGATATAGGGCAATATTCTTCAACGGCATCTACTTTTATTGGTGGTTTTGATTGGAACTCCGATGGAACAAAATTATTCATTGGGCCGGTTCACCCCGATGCACTCGACAGTAATATTGGGCCAAAGGTTTGTAGATATACTTTTTAATGTGATATTATGAGTATTAATGAATTGTTTTCAAAAACACTATTATTATTAATAATAGTTTCTTTTCCTATTGCTATGACAAGTGTTCATTATTTAATGTGTGAGGTGTGTGGTTAATGATTCCTTTATTTTTTGCTTTTACTATTAGTTGTCTTATTGGTTTTTCATTACTTTGGTTATTATTTTTTTCAGATTTCTTTGATTAGTAATAAAAGAAATTTAAAATTCTTTTTTTATTATTTTTTAAAATAATAGATGAAAAAAACGCCATAAAAAAAAGGCCACCCGATTTCACGCCCAATTAAGGGGTGAAGTCGAGTGACCTAATTACTTCCAAATATTACCGCAGTTTCTACATTCCTCCCAAAGTTTGACCTTCTTTGGCGAGCCTATGTAAAAACCTTGTATTCGTAGTGCGATTGTCGCTTCACCGCACTCTTTACACTTTTGTTTTAAACTCATTTACTGTCTTCTTCTTGGGCTTCTTTAATCAAGCGTTGCATGTATTCTTCAACTGTTTGGTCGGTCAAATTAGAGCCACCAAAAGCCGCAAAGAATAGTAGCACGACAATGATAAGAAAAAAGAAAAATCCAATCCATTCCATAGTTTCCATTACCAATCTACCTCCAATTCTACAAATTCTTCTTTCTCAATCGAAAACGCCTTTACAATACCGTTGTCTTTACCATACTTCCAAAGGTCATAAACGATTTGAGTGTCTTTCAAACAATACTCTACTACTTCGTCATAGCGGCCCATTTTCCAAAGTTTAGGTGCATCAGCACTATCCATTAGTTTATCCTGTTTGAGCGTATTTTCACCTAGATTTTGTAGCCTAAATCTCTCGCCATGACCTGCCGTCAATAGTCGGCTAGTGTCAATATACCTCTTCTCATCTAAGTACTTTCTAATACAGTAGATATCCATTGAGTTTTTTAATATGGGTAGGTCAAAGGAAACAATGTTATGTCCTAATATTACTCCACCCTTCTCAAAGTGTTCATCTAAATCATATTTTAAATCACTTAATGATTTAACTATGTGACCGCTTTTTCCAAAAGTGTTTACCGGCTCATCAACATATACTGTTCCAACATTACCATCCCATGTTGCAACTGTTGATACTTGAAACATGTGGGTATTACCAAAGCCGCCTATTTCATGCGACATATTCTTGGTTTCAATATCCAAAGCCATTACATTCATGTAATCACTTTCCTTTACCATTTGTGGCCCACAATTTACTAATCTCTTCTGCTTCGTCGTTGCCTTTAGGTTCTTCACCCTGCTTTCGCTTTAGAAAGGCGACAATGTTCGTGTTTGCTACAGTGAGCATACTCGCACATTCCCATCCTTCTTCACCGTAAGTATTGAGAGTTTCAATAATTACTTTCGGCCCTTTCGTTACATCAAACACTATAAATGTATTTTCCCATGTTATCATTTCATTCACCTTTTAGTCTTAAGTATGCGGTTTTTCCTTCCTTTCTAATTTCAAAATGGTTTTGTATTGGTTTGAAGTGAGCATATATTTGACTTTTCCCAATTCTCCCATCCTTCTTTACTCTTTCAAAAAGTTCTGTTTTAGTTGCCCATCCTTCCTTATCCTTTAATTCATTATAGATTTTTAAGAACAGCGCACCCTTTCCGTTTTTAACCAAGTCCGACTTTCGCACCTTAAGGCTATGTATGAACCACCCAATCAATGATTTATAGCAGTTGCGGATAATAAAAGAGGCTTGATTCACATTTCTAGCACTTACTATAAACCTTTTACTTGGGTCTTTTATGTCCTTGGATTCGGCTACACAACAAAGTACGGATATTTTCCCCATCATAATTAGAAGCCTAGTCATAAAGGTTCTAGCAGTATCTCTAATCACGCCCTCTTCTTCCGAAACCATTCTCCTCAAATCTCTTTTTCTCAAATGTAAGGCTTCTTTAAATGCCTTAGAATACCTAATTGTTTTAGTTGCTTCTTCACCGACTTCTAGATATCTAGCCTTAGTTAGTTTTTATATTTCAAAGAAACCATCTGTGTATTTATCAATTGGTAAGTTGATGTCTTCAAAGACACCGAAGTTATCAGTAACCATGTCATCAATCTCATCCTTGATATGTTCGGGTACTTCCCAAATATACAATACTGCTCTTTGAAATAAACCTGTTTCAGTGATTGCTTTGTCTAAATTTTCGGGAGGAAAGGTAGTGGCTAGTACAGAACGCTCGGAGTGGCAAAATACCTTTGGGCCTTCTTTTAATTTCTTAGTAATTATTTGAGAAGAACCCCCTATTGGATTCATTAGAGTATTTAGGTATGTAACTACACTCTCTTTATGTTGAGATTGCTTGAAAACACCTGCGTTTGTAAACTCATCCCAACGGGCTAGTCCGTGTCCGTCTAGAGAACCCTTTACTGCTTCCCAATCAATGTCTCCTGCTTCAAGCCCTTGGTCTTCATCAGCATCCCTTAGAATAATTTGCTTTTGATACCCAATAAGGGCGGCATCTGTGTATTCGACTACATCAAAATTATCAAACCTCTCAAGTTTCTCATGTGATTCTATTTGTTCGTTTGGTCTATATCCTTCTAAGGCATTAATTTTATCCCAAAGTTTTTCCGAAACGGGTATTACAAAGTTCATCAGTTCACTTTTTCCAGTTCCCGAAGTTTGAATCCAAACAAAGTGTATTCTACTATCTACTATCGAAGCCTTAATTGGTATTCTTACAAACTCCTTGATTGCTTGTCCTAATATAACTAAGCCCGTCATAGCGGCGGGAATATCATTGTAGTGAGAAACATTTGTTGCTTCCTTAACCCATCCTTCTAATAGTTCCGGTAGTTTATCTCCCTTTACTATTTCTGTTTTTTCTTCTATTGGCATTTCATCTAGAATACTGTCATCATATTCATCTGTAGTCATCCAGTCATCATCTATATTTTCATTCATATTTTCACCTTATTTTCTGTGTTTAGAACCTCTAAAACCCTGCTAGAGATGGTCGGCCCTATGCCATCTATGCTGTTTATTTCATTAGCGGGAGTGTGTGCAATTTCGGCAATAGAGCCAAACTTCTTCAAGAGAGCCTTGGCTTTTTTCACCGATATTCCTTTGATGCTTGTTAAGACATCTATTCTTAGGTCATCTGTTGATATTCTTTTTATTACCTGTGGTCTAATTACATCTCTAGACATAGGTTTCATTTTACAAACAGATGTAATTATTAGTGCGGCTTCTTTTTCTGTCGGAGTCCAAAAAGCCTTTACATCAGTATCTAGAGTAATTCTACCAATAGCCCCAAGAAACTTATTGTTTAGCATTACTCTTCTAGAAGCATTGGGTAGTTTAGAATAAGAATTGTCTATTACTGCGTCTATTGCTTCCTTTATCGTTCCGTAAATAATTACTACATTAGTCTTGTAGTGCCTATCCATGTTATCAATTTGAGTCCATATTCTCTTAGAAAGTACCGAGCCTAAGAAGTCTATAGAAGACTTAGCCTCAAAGCAAACATCATCATAGACATAATCACCAACTTCTATCCATTTCTTTTCCATTGGTATTGCTAATGCTCTAGCCTTTGACTCTACTAGTTCAACAAGTTTAGAACCTTTCTTTTCTCGACTGTCAATTATTAGCATTGTCGGCCCACTCCACTAGTGACTTCAATTCCTTTGCATTGTCTATTTTATAATATCCCCAAACATAGCCTATGAATCTAAATATCAACCATTTAGGCCACTCTTGCGGAAACTCATTCCCTTCGGATTCCCATGTTTTAGGTTTGAATGTAAAGACACCCATGATAAACTCTTGATACTTCCAATATACCTTTCTTCCTT